TTTATGTGCAGGCATGGGAGCTTTAGGAGCTGGTACAAATATGAATACTAAAATGATGATAACTAATTCAGTTTATCTATACATTGATTCTACTTCTGGACAATCAACTCATTATACAGGAATACAAATTGCTTAAGGTGGTGGAATGATGGAAACAGAATTTTTTGCTACTTTAGCATTTTTAGGTATAGGTTTGACAGCAATTACTGGCGTACTTGTTTTAAAAATCTATAATCCTAACAAATGATTGAATATCTAACCCCCGCATTGTTATTCTTTATTCTAGCGTTCGCTGTAGAAACTAGAATGAAAGTTGCAAAGTTATGCGGTCGACTGGATAGGAAATAAAGGGGTAAAGGGCTAAGGATAGCCCATTACTTCATTAAATCTTCTATTGCAGAAACAGCAAACAGCGTTCCCTCTTGAATCACATGAGGATATTCTCCAAACATGATCATCAGATTTTCTCATAATGCACTTTTTCATTATGCCTCAAGTCCTAATTTTCTTGCAGTTTGCATTACGCAAGCCTTTATGGCTTCTTCTGCACTATCCATTCCTTGTTTATGTCTTATTTGCTCTACCAATGCGTAAAAAGAAATAGGCATGGTAAGAGTTTTGTGTACTTTGGTTTCTCCAGTATTTCTCATAATAACCTGTAAAAAAATTTCTATTTAACCTTACACACACACACTTATCATTTCAAAGCAAATTAATCCTAAACCGCTTTTTTTATTTCGTTAGCGGTTTAGCACTTCGTCAGCCCCTCTAACCGTTCCCCCTGTTCCACTTCCCAAACGGTATGATAAAGAGGATAGGATAAGATAAGATAGTTAGGAAAATAAACTTAGCGAAATAATAGGGATTTGGGGGGGTTCGGGGGGGAAAAGGGGGTAAAACATAACAGTTTTAACAGTATGGTTAGTATGAATAGTATGATTAAGAATCCTAATCCAAAATCAAGAAGTAAAAATGTAAAAGATATTAGGTTTTGGAATAAATTATATGATAAACATGATGCAGCTCTAGAAAAAATTATGGTTTCTATGAAATATGAATCTAATTTAACAAATAAACAAATTAAAGATGAAGTGATGGATATGGTTTTATTTAATTTAAAAGACTTTTTTGAGAGAGCAAAATGATTGAGTATATTATTTTAGTTGCAGTAATTGCAGCCGGTATTATGGGTATTGTTATTACAAAAAATATGTTCGGAAGTAATGAAATTCATGGTAAATTAAAAAATAGATATTTGGAATACATTGACACTTTAGAAAAAGATAACAAAAAATTAAATGGAAAACTCAATAAAATGAAACAAGGAGTAAGTATATCTAAAGATGATTTTGATATTGAAAATCCATTAGGATCTATTGGACAACTTGTAAGCCAGTTCGCTCCAATGTTGCCAAAAAATATTCAACCATTATTACAAGATCCCAGTACTATGAAATACATTGAAAAATTAGTTACTGAAAATCCCGATAAGGTTAAAGAATTAATTGGAAAATTTGTTAAAACACCTAAAGGTAAAAGTGAAAATGTCGATACAAATATGGAATCCGTCTAAACGTGGAATTGAAAAAGGTAAATTTTGTACTGCTTGCTACGCCGGTTATGGTATTATTTACAATGGGAAAACCTTTAAAATTGACAAGTGCCTTTTTTGCAAGTGATGAAACTCAATGAAATTCTTCTTATTGGCGGCGCATTACTTGCAGCTTTGGTTCTCTCTAAGAATCGAGGGTTATCGTCATCAAATACAACAATACCGTTTATCGATCCCTTTACTAGTTTGCTTAGTAAGGCACAAGTTAACGCAGTACAAAAACTAGAAACTAATATTGATACATTAGAATCAGTTAGACAAAGTAATCTAGGTATAGCTTCATCAATTTTAGATTATGAAAAAAGTTTATCTGATGTTGCAATTTCTAAAATTACAACAGAACAAGATAAAACTCAAAGTTTTATTTCACAAGAACAAAAATATCAACCGAGTAGTTGGTGGTCTAAATCAGGTTTGAAGGGCGCAGCTCAAAGTTATCTAAATAAATTTGATTCTGAATTTAAATTTTATCAAAATGCATGGACTGGAGAAAAAGGTTCATTATCTCAAAAATCATTATTCCCAGATGTTTACATACCTTTTAGCCAATCAACAAGAGCAGGGTTTGCACAGCAAGCAAGATATGAAACAGCACAAGAAAATATACAAAAAGCAACAGGATTAGTAATTAGACAACAGGGCGAAATCGATAGATTACAAGAGGAATATCAAACAAGATATGGCAATCTTAGCCGATATGGTTAAATTACTTAACGGTATTCGTTAATTATGGTTTCGCTTAATACCATTTTTGCAGTAGGCGGTATAGCCGCAGCATATATTATATTTAAACAATTAGGCGGCGCAAGTGGAATAGGATCCAGTATTGGCGGCGGTTTTCAATCTTTCGCAAATAGTTTAACAGGTTCATTACTAAACCCTCAATCTATTGTAGGTCAATTAACAAATAATGATGGATATAGAAAGGACATTAACGAAAATAGAGATTATGACGAATGGCTAAAAGGGAATGACACAACACCTGATGGCGGAAATTTTGTAATTAAAGATACAGAACCGGAACCTAAAGTAGATAAAGGATTTGATTTTTATAATTTATTCCCATCAATACCAAAAGTATTTGGAGATACTCCTAGTTTTGCAGGTCAAGGTATGATTTCACAAGGTTATCAAGAACCAAACTATTCAGTAAGCGGCGGCGGTTTTAGTAATAATAATTTCTTTGGCGGCGGTAATACAACACCATTATCAGTTGCAAGAACCGCAACACCACAAGAAAAATCTAAATTACAATCTTATGGAATTGGTATCTAATGGCAAGTGCTAAACAATTAGCGGCAAGAAGAAAGTTTGCTCGTATAATGAAAAGCGGCGGATTCAAGAAGAAAAAAACGAAATCCGGCTCCAGGTCTACGAGTAAGCCTAAACGAAAAACGACAACAACACGCCGAAAAACGAAAACAATAAAAAGAACAACTAAACCTAAAAGAAGTATGGTTAGACGTAGAACAAGATATACACGCTCTGTAAGACGAGGTGGAAAAGGTATTGCAAGTTCACTTAAAACCGGTATGATAGGCGAAATAGTCAAGGGCATAGGAGCAGGCAGTCTAGCAACAGTCGTTGTAGGCAGAGTAGCTCCACAATATGCCCCGATCGCAAGTGTGGGCGCAGGTTTCTTAACCGGCGGTATAATTGGCGGCGCTGCTAATCTCTTACTATCTGGTGGATTACAATCCATAGGTGGTTTATTTGGCGGCGCTAGTGCTCCTCAACAGGAGATGGGTGTTTAAAATGGCACTTCCAGTTCAAAGAACCTATACTGCTACTATTGCAGCTCTTAATGCTCCGGTTTTTGCTGTAGATCAACAAACTTTACAGAATAACTTTCTTACTTTAACTCCAAACGTATTACAGGACGTTGTAAATAATCCTGATTTAGCCGCAACACAATTATTCCAATGGACGCTCGTTAAGAACGGAAATGCCACAAGTGTACGTGCATTTTCAACAGCAATATCAGCAACTACTGCTGGACGTGTCCCGATTGGTCCCGTTAGTATGAGTTCAGGCTCGTATCAATGGCAATGTGTACAAACAGCCGGCGCTTTAGGTAACCCAACAATCCTTGTAAGATACGGTAGTCCGTTAAATTAGGAGCTATCATCTTATGCCTTTTTCTAATAATGTAGTTAACAATTACCAGCTCAATTCAGGTAACACACCTTTACTGTATCCTGTAAGAGTTATTTGTGCAGCTAATACCACAACTGGGATTTCATTTCCGGACCAATTTCTGGGTAGAGCCATAAGTTTAAAAATTTCCAATAACGATTCAGCCAATGCTGCTAGCTATGACTACAATCTTAACGGACAATTCCAAAACTTAGCAGCTAGTAATTTTAGTACAGTAGATAATACAGTTGTGAACTATCTTACTATTATTGCAGGAGCTGCAGGCACAGTTTTAGTAGAAGCTCAAGTTTTACCGGCGGCACGTTCAGAAATACCAATAGAGGTTCAAGTATGAGTTTCGGCGGCGGCGGATCCGGTGGTTCATCTACTGTAGCTGCACATACTCATAACAGCGCATTAAGTGGAGATGGCGGAGCTTTATCATCAACTTTAACACAATTAGATACTAGAGGTTTGTATACTTCAATAATAGTGGGAGCTTAAAATTGAAAATAAATAATTCTTTAGATGTTGCAAGATGGGAAAAATTAGATTGTCAATGTGATATGGAAAATGAAACTAAATGCTTTCCTTTTGTAAAATGCGAACATTGTAGATGCAAACAATGTTGGGATTCAGTACCACAAGAAGATTTTAAAGTTAATACTTTTGATGAGGAAGGAAATAAAACAGGAACTAGAACAGTTAAAGAAATTACTTTGGTTCGTGGTCATGACCTTCAAGATGTTATAGGTTGGGAGTTTTAATGTACAAAAACGGAGTTTTTGAATAATGGTAGTAGGCGACGTTGTAAATGGGGTGTCGGCAGTAACTACAGCTTTTTCTTTTCAGCCAGCAGTTAATGTTTCAGTATGTATTACATCAGTAAGTGCATATAACGCATGGGTTAGGATAAACGATTCAGCGGCTGGAACTACAGCTTTATGTGCAGGCATGGGAGCTTTAGGAGCTGGTACAAATATGAAT